TTAGGCCGCATTCCCCACACACGGCCCATCCCTCCACCATCTCTCTATCTGGTCCTTATACGCCTCTGGCATCAACTTGGCGTATATTGTCACCGTATTGATGTTGCTCCATGCGCCGTCCGTTTGGAGCCGGAGAAGGTCTCGGTGTACGCAGTAGTGCCAAGAGGCCCACGTATGCCGAAGATCGTGTGGCGTGAAGTCGGGCACAAAGCACGATTGCAAAGAAGTTTGGCCCGCAGGAATCCATTCACGCAATCGCCCCGGCAGACCTGCACGCCTGCAAGCCCCAGCCCATCCGTTTTTTATCTGCCCCCCATATTGCCTTGCAGAGTTGTGGTACCGCTCACCGATAACGGAGCCTTTTCGGGTTTGCGTTACGGGGCGGAATACGTGACCTTCCCGCCATTCTATGCGCTTCAGCCAGTCAATTACGCATGGCGGCATATCAATGTGCCTCTGGTTCCCCTGCTTCTGCCAGACGACAGCGCGCGCGCCCCACAAATCAACATCACTCCATTCCAGATCGAGGGCCTCAGACAGTCGGCAGCCGGTCCCGATTAGAAAGACGAATAGGGGCTGCAAGTGTAGGGCGGCATGAGCAACAAGCTGCGTTGCCTCGTCTGGGCGCAGGAATTTTTTTGGTTTGGATTGTATAGAGATAGGGGCAAACGCTGGTCGGTCGCACCAGCCTTGTATTGCTCCAAACTCTAGGATTGCTTGCAATGGGGTTCTGACAGCCCGCTTTTTTGTCGCTGGAGTTGCTTCTTCACCATCCTCAAGAATGGCTGCATATGCCCCTTTTAAAGATGCTTGGCTGATTTCAGTCAGCCTTCTTTCGCCAAAGTACTTGAGAAGGCGCAGGAGGTACTTGTGGGTGGCTGGTGATCGGGGCTTATCATCAAGATAAGCTGTGACCGCCTCAGCAAAGGTTATGACTGCGCGCTTGCCATAGATTGTTTCGTTCCAGAGTTCTGCCTCGCGCTTGCGGCGGATTTCTTCTGCGATCCTCTTGTTAGCCGTTCCAGTGCTTTCGAATATGCTTTGCCCGGCGATAGTGCCGCGCATGTAGAGATTTTTCGATTTTGGGACTGTGACGATCTTGAGGGGCATTCGATACTCTCAATAAGCCTTTCATAGTCTTGGGGAGAAAATAGATACTTCCGGCCCCACCTGCGATGCGTGGGGCCTCCTGCATATTCCGGACAGTCGCGAAGGTGGTCGAGTAGGCGGCACCGCCCTATCTTCCCACGCAACCGCTCCAGCACGTCTGGCAGCGTCATAAGATCAGGCAGAACCTCACCCATCCACTCCTCCCTTCACCGGAATAGGCCGGTCGTTGCGCACCTCTGGAATGGTTATGGTTTCGGGGGCTGGTGATGCTTCTGTGTTTGGTGGGGAGGGGAATGGCTGCCAGTGGGTTGGAGGCTTATCAAACTGCTCCTGCCATTCAAGCATTCCGCGATATGGAAAGCGGTCTGCCATCACACGCCCATCCTCATAATGGGTCAGAATGTTAGTATCCCTCGGCGCACTCTCAATCGACCTCCAAGCCGCCGCGTCTGCTGCCGCGAGGGCAACCCGACTGGCCGCAATGCATTCATCTTTTCTGGATACATCTGCATTATTCCAATCCATGCAGAATATCTCGCTACATATCGCCCGTGCAGCCGCTTCTATTCTTGGGTCAGTCATCACCCCACCTCCCGCGCTGCGTCGATGGTCACGCGAATATCGAGAAGATCAGCAGGAAGTGTCCGCTGGTAGCGAGCGAGTAGCACCTTCTCCCATTGTGGATTGCCGCCATACTCACCGATGACAACATCTTGCGTGCCGATCCAATCCAACCGCTCACTATCCAGCCCAATCTCCGCCCGCACGCGCTGTTCTGCACGGTGTTCGGCTTCTAGGATCATGTCTTCAGCCTCGCGTATATGGCCATCATCATAACGCAGCGGGTAAGCTAATCGTTTGGCCAGTTCTAGCGTCTGCTCCTCTCTCGTCATCATGGCGCTAACCCCATTTCCTGCCAAACGATTTTAGGAGGCAGATCAGGTAAAAAGCTCCTAATCCAATCGCAATCACCGACCCGATTATGATCCCTAACAATACCTTCATGGTGCGTCTCCCAGGTTGCGGATTGCATGAGCAATGGCACGTGCCGTATTAGTCGGTGAAAGTTCAGTGCCATTCCAGCTTTCACCGATGCGGATTGCCTTTTGAGCGGCACGCTCCCGCTCCCCCGCTAGCATCTCGTCTATTTGCGCGGGGGTGAGGGCGGGGATGGAATTGCGAGCAGCGATAACTTGCCTGTCGATCTCCGCCAGGAATGGGAAAACTGCCTTTGCCATCTTTCGCGCGCCAGATGCGACTGCGATATTCTTCCTCGCCTGCTCCGTAAGGGTTGTGATGTTGTTGAGAGCCACGTAGCAAGTTTCATTTACTGTGCCGGGCCGCTCGGGGTTGGGCCAGTTTTTGTTAGTCATCGAGCCATGCCTCCCGGTTTTCTGATGTGGCAGGGACGCCATGCCTTTCCTCAATGACATCATTTATGCCCCTATCTGGGCAACAATTTAGACAGCCGTTAGAAAGTATCTCCTGCCGTTCTGTTTCAGAAGCTCCGCAACCACGGCAGTATCTTTCTGGGTTGGGTCGGTTTGTGGGGATGGTCATGCCGCGCCGTCTTTCAGGGCTTCGCGAGCAGCACGCCGAGCATCGTCTAGTTTTGCCAGTAAATCTCCGCATCCATCGCGCATCATGCTCTGGTAAGTATCGTTACTGCGCATAAAACAGAGGTTATTATTTGCATTTTCGAGGCTTTCAAGCGCCTCCCGCAACCGCGCAATCTCCGCGTCCTTCTCGGCAAGTTTGGCGAGGGCGTCTGATTGGAGGACAGTTTCAGGGAACTCAGAGCAGGCGCGTTCTAGGGCTTGATCCCATCCGTAACTCATCGCTTCGTATCGGTCATGTATGTTGCGGTCTTCTAACCCGCAGCCCATTCCCTGATCGTGATATTCTGGTGCATATTCAAAATAATCTACAACCCCCAACTCCCCACCCTGCACAGGCGTGCCGATGGCAAGCAGCGCAGCTTCAAACGTAGATGTCGTCGTGGGCTTACCCTGCTCAACCCCCGCTTTCGCGCGCGCATCACTACATGCAGAGACTTGGGCTTCGGCCAGCGGGAACTGCACGAACACGCCGGTGGGTTTCTGGTCGGTCATTCGCCTTTCTCCACAGAATAAAATTCAAAATCGGAAGTGTCCGCATAAGCAAGTTTCACGCGCCGTTTGGCATCATCTTCATGGAACGCCCACAACGAAGCCCTCAAATGCCTCACTCCATTATCCCAGACCGTAAATTCAACGGTATACAAAGATAATTTCATTCACCCTCTCCCGGCAGGACTTCGCGGACGTGGATGGTGCGGATGTATTGGCCTAAGTCGCGCTTTTGCCTCGCCCCCTCATAGGAAGCCATAAGAGGACCAAACCCCCAAGAATACTCATTCACCCAAAACTCCCGCGCCACAGGGACTTCTCGGGCGTTCATGAGGTCGTAAGGATGATCTACCTTTGCCTTGGTCGCCCATCCTTCCGGGTCATAGGAACAGACAGCTTCTTTTCCCAGAGCACCGGCATGATAAACAGCACCCGCAATGGGGAAGTCTCCTTTCATATCCCGGCACAAAATCCGTACCGGCCTTCCATCCCGAGTGCAAAACGGCCCCTCATGCTCCGGCGTGTACGGGCCGATGATTTCGAGTTTCTTCTGGGTCATGCTGGCACCTCATCAACCGGCGCGGCCGCATGTTCCTGCGCAAACTCGGCGCGCTTGGCAGCAATCATGTCCTGCACATCGGATTGCACGTCTTCGGGGATAGGGCGACCTGCTTCTTGGGCACGAGCCAGAGTACGCTGCCATGTCTGCCAGAGCGTATCTGTGCAGTTGGCATCTGTGCAGCCAGCAAGGCGCTCTTGGAATATGGCGCGGTGGTCTATGGGCTTGGGTTCTGCAATGCGCTCTTGGCGTGGTGTAATATCAACTGTTTCCTGAGGAGTGTCTTGCGCTTCCTCCGCCGTGATCAGGCCGCGCAGCACGTCCGGAAAAGCATCGCGAAGAGCAAAGCCACGGGCACGCATTTGCAGCATACGCTTCGGATACTGCTTCCATGGCCCCTGCTTATTCCAGAGGCTTGCCGCCTGAGCATCGGCCACGCTAAAGCGGCGCTCAACGGGCGACTTCCCCTTGCGCTTGGCAATGCAGACCGCGACCATATGATCGCCATCACCTTCGATATGCTCAATCACATCATCGCAAACGGGCGCCGCCTTCACGAGACCAAGAAGGGCGTCACCCCATACGCTAGGACGGCCATTGATTACGGCGATATTTTGCAGGGACTGCAGGGGAGCAAGACCAAGCTCGGAACCCATTTGGACGGCAATCAAGACGGCTTCCGGCTTGTTGCTGTATGCCTGTGGAACCATGCCGCTCTTTGCAGCAATGCCCGCAAAGCGCATGAGCTGGTCAAAGGTAGTGATCTGTATAGCGGGCGTGTGATTGCCTGCTGTTGTCAGGGAATTACTCATATCAACCATCCTTACGGGCGCTAACGACCAGAACGGGTGCGCCGCCATTGGTTAAGGAAACACCGGGAAGGCTTTTCTTCCGGGCGAGTTTTTTCATTTCGTTGGTCTGGAACTTGTCGGGCTGTGGCTGCCAGAGTTCCGGATGCGCGGCCTTCAATGCCTTTTCATCCGTCACGAAAGGCTCCGGCGGCTTATCTCGCAGGCTGGCCTTCCAGTTTTCCGACTGGAACCCGGTGACGCCATCAGCCTGCATACGCTGCGCCAGTTCAGGACGCATAAGCTGCACGGCCTGCTTGCCCTTGCGCTCCAGCTCTTCTGCCGCCCCGATAAGTTCCAGATAGCAGGCATCAATATTCGCACCCGGTTCACGTATGGCCGTAATGAAGCGGCTCCATGCCGCTATAGCCGGGCGCAGAACGTCTGCGTGGATGCGGTTGGCGGTGGTGAGGAGAGGATCGCTCACGCCACCACCTCCTGAGCCCGCATAAGTTCGGCAGAGAATGCTGGCTCACGCTTGGGGCGTATGCTCAGCGCCAACTTGGCCCCCGTATGCTGAAAGAAGTGAGCGGTATCCAAGTGCACTTCTTCCTCACGCAGGCATGAAGCGGCCAGAGTAATGATGCTAGCCAGATCGGCCCTTTGAGATTCAGTAAGCATCACGCCGCCACCTCCAGCCCACGCATGGCGTCATGTCGCGTTTGTGCGACAAGGCCGCGATCCAGACGGTTCTTTTCGTGAAGTTCACGCACCGCGCAAACCATGTCGCCAATGGCTTCCTCGGCAAAAGCCAATTCAACAGCAGCGAACTTGTTGTCGGTGAAGAACGGGAACTGCATCGCATCTGCCACGCGCAGCAGGTTTACGATTGCCGTTTCATACTTTTGCACTTCAATGGCAACAAAAGGTGTCAGCCCCTCAGTGCTGAACATGCCTTCGTTAAGCGCCTTCTCGTACGCCTCGTTTTTGTAAGACATTTTCCAAACTCCCTCGTGGGAAACATTCGGCCAATGCGGCCACAAAACCCGGCCCGCGAGCCGGGAAGTGCGGGGGCATCAGGGGGCTTCACCTCGGGCTTTCGCGAGAGCAGCTCGAGATTGTTCCAAAACTGCATACTCTTCCTCAGTATTGAGGAGGTTGATCAGGGGGGTAGGAGACGATAAGCTATCTAACTCGATACCGCTCTCTGCAAGAGTCCTCAGAAGACCATTCAAAGCCTCGTAAAGCTCAGGTGCTGCGGCGATTAGGCGGGCGTTGGCTTCTTTATTTTCTGCCGTGCAAAAGCTGCTTGAGCATACGATTGCATCTTGGCCGTCATGAACCTGCCAGTATTCTTCGAAATCTCCCGGAGAGCTTTCAAATCCAGCTTCCAGATGCCAAGGCCCCGGCGTAAACTTCGCTTCACTCACCCCTCAACCCTCCAAATGCGGAGCACGTGGCAGACCGGTCAGATCGGCCACGATGTTCCACGGGAAGAAGAGGACGTTCAGGCAGTCTGCAACGACCGGCATGGCGCTATCCGCAAGGCAGATGTAAGCGGCCGCAGCGCCCCAGAAGGCAATGCCAATGGCGACCTGCACGAACGGGTTATACAGAGCCTCCAGCGCCCACTGTGTGGCGATGAAGTCCCATTGCTGGGTTATTGGTTTTTGGGGGTGTGTGTTGTTCATTGCCATAACCCTCAGTGCTGGCCTGTGATCTGAACGAGGCGCGTAATTCCCTTGGGTGTGAAAAACACCTGCGGGCTAAAGCGTTCGTCACCATCACGGTCACGGTATGGGTGGAATTTGACGTGGCAGAACCCAGCCTTCACCTTTTCGGCGTAGGCGTTCCATTTGCCGTTCTGCTTGAAGATGAACCCGTTTGCATGGGCGGCGCGGACAAACTGTTGAAGCGGCATGTTTGCTGCCTTGGCAGACAGGTTCAGGGTGTAGAGGCCAGCGCTCTCCGCAATCTTGTCGGCCACTTCTGCCTTGGGAGCGAGGGCAGCATTCTCAGCCTGAAGCGCAATCACCTTCTCGGTGTATCCGAGCAGTGTCTGGCGCAGGAAGGCTGGGTCGTTCAGGTCAATGGCTGGGGCTTGGCCAGTCACCAGCGCGTCAAAGGAGCGGATTACGGTGAGGTGGAAAGATGCGCTGATCCATTCGCCATATGCGTAGATCAGTTCGCGGCAGGCGTAAGAACCTTGGTCATTCCCACCCTGCTTTACGTTGACAGGGGCGTTGCTCACATCTGAGCAACGGGAGATTTCCGCGATCAGCGCCTTGGTTGTATCCAGCCGAAGGAAGTTTGCGGGCTTCTTGGCAGCATCGCCACCAGCAGCCTTATGGCAGTCATTCAGGCAGAACCGGCCTTCTGCGTCCTGCCGTATCATCGTTCCGAGAATTGCGAGTGTGGAGGTCATTGCCCATCACCTGTTTGGTTGATGGGGTGATGCTAGTGTGAAATGTCACACTACGTCAATGGGAAATATCACACCGCATAGATAAAAAATATCCCGGCGCTGGGCCGGGGTAGGTGGTCAGATTGCTAATTTAATGGCTTTTGCTGCTATCAATGGGTTGCGCATAACAAATACTCGTTTTTTTTCGGGTATAACTTCGCGTGCTGCCGCGAAGGTAACGGCTACGTCTAATGCGGTTCCTATGGCATCCGAAATAATAGGAGCCTGCCCGCTTTTCCCCGCTTCGCGTCGAGGGGTGGGCATATTTTTAAGTTCATCTAACAGAGAAATAGCCGTGACCTCAGTGAAGCAATCTTCTCCAATCCGGCAAACGGCTTCTTTGATGTCATCGCCGATTTCGGCATCTGACAGCAGCTCATCTAATGCCTCATTGTGGCGTTTCATGGCAGAAATTCTTTGTTCGAGTATGAACGATTGCCGCCAATATGCACCGCCAACAATTCTAGACAGAGCGGTCGCTGATACCGCGCATATTGCGAGTGAAATCAAGAAAGATTCGCTCATTCTCTTCTTCTCCACTTTCTTTCAATTGCGCGTCGAGCTTCGACCTCTACCCGCTCTAGCATGAGGAGCCGATTGAATTCAATTTTATCAGAAAAAATTTGGAATAGCGCTCCCAGGACGAAAACAATAACGGCGGCAGACCCGAGAAAAACAGAATGTCTGTTTACGGTAACGCCTCCCGCCAGAGTCCCGCCTATTATTGATGCAACTACTAAATATGGTTGCCCTTTTAGGGCTTCGACTAAGAAATCTAACTTCACAATCCAGCGCCTGCGTTGATTAAAAGGGGGCAATATGCCTTCTTGTCGTTCTCATTTTTTTCTGAAATGGTCATCACGCGCTCCAGCGCACTAGAGCCTCCGAGCAAACCAGACGACGCGTCCAACTATCTGGCAGGACTCAGCCAGCACTTCATAATCAGAAAAGCGGGGGTTCTCTGACTTGATGCGAATGGTCGGTTCCTCCGCGCCATGGACGCGCTCCACCCATTTGCAGACCACGCCGTCACCGTCGAAAAGCACAAAGATGCCCGGCTCAATCACGCTGTTTTTCCGACGGTCAACGATCACTGTATCGCCGTTCTGGAGCATTGGCTCCATTGACTGCCCCTCAACTTGAACTACGATTAAATCAGCGGGAGAGGCGCGCAGGTCGTGCTTGATGAATGACTCTTCGAAGTATTTTGGCTCCCCATATATGGATGAGTCCACCATCTGACCGCCGCCCATACCAGCGCGAGAAGAGAGGAACGCAACGGCGGCGTACCCTTCCGGAGCGGATTGCACGACAGAGGGTAAATCGGATTCCGGCGCACCTTCAGCAAATGAGCGCTCAAGATCATCTACAGTGCAGCCCAAGGCCCCCGCGATTTTTTGCAGCTTATCTATCGTCGGGTTTCTGGAGCGGCCCGTAAGAAGGTCGCGTACGTAAGTTTCCCCGACCCCCGCGCTTCTCGCGAGCTTCTTGGGGTTGGTGCTGAGAAGTGCCATTCGGCGCTCAATTTCGTCTGCTGTTGGGTGCCTTTCCATATGGGAATGGTCACACATTTAAGCAGCTTGTGGCAGGTGCGACGTATCACACCTTTTTCGATTGACGAAGTGTGACATATCACACTAAACTCCCCTCATGGAACCTCATAGAGAACTTGTCCGGGATATTGAGCGATACGTAGCGGCGCGCGGAATCGCTGAATCCACATTTGGCCGCCTGACTGTGAATGACAGTCGCCTTCTTTCAAGGCTGAGGAATGGCGGCTCCTTGCTGGTTAAGAGCGAGCAGCGCATCCGGAAATATATTCGCGAAAACCCCGCCGATGCCCCAAAGCGCACCCCAACGCAGGAGGCGGGGCGATGAGTGAGGATCATTGTATCGCTATGGAATCGGCCCTTGCTCTATATAAGGGCACGCGTATCTCGGCAGTCGAGCTTACCGAAGCCGCCGAGACAATCAGACTCTACTGCGCCGGAAAGTTATCAGTTGAAGTCTGTTTTCCCGTCAACGATAGCGACAGCTCTCGAGAACACATTGGCGATATAGTCGGGATCGGCATCAATGCTCTTGATTCCAGTAATGGCATTGTTGTTGACGCGCCTGCCGTCTGCGGTAGCAAGGTTGAGAGCGATGTGCAGAATAAGCGCTTCTCTGTTCATAAAGAAAATTCCTCTCAAAAAGAAAACATCAGCGATCAGGAGCTTCCGACTCCCTCACGCACTGAAACGGTAGCCGCTTCCGGAGATACCGAGGAAGCTGCACGTACGCATGGCGGTGCAGCATGAAGCGCCCCCCCCCAAACGCGCAATGGTACCGCCCGGCTACCGCGCAGCGTACTGCCGCCCGCATTACGCAAAGGAATGGACGGCCTTTGGCTCTCCCTCCCTCTCGCCGGATGCCCTGCGCATGGCAGGCCGTCCCCAATGCGTCGAAATCCGTGACGGCGATGTGATCATCCTTTGCATGAAGGTGAAATGATATGACTGCGAAAAAAGCCGGTCTGAACAAGCTCGTTGAGGAGCGGAACAAGAAGATTCTCGCTCTGCGCGCCAAAGGTATGACGCTTAAAGCAATCGCCGAAGCAACGAGTTCAGGCCTATCAACAGTTAAAAGCGTTGTACGAAAAACCGAGGAGCCGCGCAGATTGTCGCCTCCTTGCTCAATGAGTGAAGGCGTTGAGAGGATATTGCCCCTTGTGCGCAAGGGTATGACCAAAACGGCGGTCGCGCAGCATGTGGGTGTGTCCATTAATACGCTGGCAAATTGGTATGGCGTGGCAAAAAGGATTGCCCAGAGCGAAAACCCGGCCCTGTTTCAGGAGCCGTTGGCGCCAGAAGAAAAGCCTAGCCTGCGGGCCGGTTTGGGGCGAGAGCCTCTTCCTGCGGGGCATCCTATTGCCATGGATGCCATATGGCGCGGCCTTGAAAAATACCGCGAGCCCTTGGCGCTTTAACCCTCGCACGAACCCATGCCCGCAACTGCATCCTCAACCCCCAGCTTTCGCGCGACTTCCGCCAGCAGCTCCTTGCGCTGCTGGATGGTCGCGTATGGGTGCAGGAACGACCATAGCTCCGCTGCTCTGACAGTAGACTGCCAGAGGAACGGAGTGTCGTGCATGGCGGCCGGCATTGCGTCACACGCGTTCAACGTGTCCAGCGCGTACCGGCCGCCATACTCCAGAGTTCCGAATTCGGTCTCCTTCTTCATTGTTTCTCCAGTTCTCGTGTTCCGCAAAACCGAGAATGGCAGGGGAAAATTCCGTGGAGAGAGAATTGTTATCCGCGAGAGCAGAAAGGCGGTCAGACATGACGCCTGAAGCCATCGCACAACAGGTTCAGATGCAACTGCATGAAATCGTTGAGGCCAGCGGCACACGGTCTGGCCTGAAACAAGCCTTTGCGTCCGTGGCCCGCAAGACCGGGCTGACGGACGGACAGATTAAGCGGCTGTTCTACGGGGAATGGAGCGTCATACCGGCGCATATCTTCCTGAATGTGGAACGCCTTTACCGAAATCATCTGGAGCAGATGAAGGCACGAGCCGAACATCAGGCCGCCCTTTATCGCGCCAGGACAGAAGAATGGGACCGCAAATGGGGCGATTATTCCTCCAATGGCGCGCACGCCATACCCGCAGGCGTGCCGGGCGTGCACTCAACAGGGCCTTCTATTTCCGAGAGCTTGCCGACTGGCTGAATGAAAAGGCGGACCGGTTGCAGGCCAAGGCCGACCGTCTGGCGCGGGAGTGTGGAGAATGACCCGCCGCAATAGCCTAACGCAAGGCGAGGTATTGGGATTTGTCAGGCGTTGGCTTGACACTTTCCGGTCAGAAGCAGAGGCGGCGCGTTCCGTTGGCATATCGAGGCAATCCCTCAATGAAATGACCAATGGCTCCAAGCCATTCACCGACAAGGTTTTGAAGGCCGCTGGCGTGAAAGTCGTACGGCCTGCCCCTGAGTATTATCCGATGGAGAGCTTGTGATGTCTGAATTCCCGAAAGATCACAACGACCCCGCTGTAGGCGGCATCGCAGCCGACCGCCTGCGCTCCATCATAGAACGGGTGGAGCGTCTGGAAGAGGAACGCAAGGGCCTCGCTGGCGACATTAAGGATATTTTCACGGAGGCGAAAAGCGCTGGCTTCGATGTGAAGGTCATTCGCCAGATCATCCGCATTCGCAAGCAAGAGCCGAGCGAGGTGGAAGAGCAGGAAACCCTGCTCGATATCTACCGCAGGGCATTGGGGATGTGATCATGAAAATTGCATCCATAGACCCCGGCGCAGGCGGCGCAATCGCAATCCTGAACTGGAAAGCCCAGATCGTGGAAGTTCTGGATATGCCGATTGACTATATCAAGGTTGGCAGGACCACGCGCCGGGTGATTAACCCGGCCATGCTGGCAGCACATTTGCGCGCTCATGCACCCGACCATCTGTTCGTTGAGAATGTTTCCGTCAGGCCCGGGGAGGGCGCTGTAGGCGCGTTCTCTTTTGGGCGTGGTGTTGGCGTTATCGAGGGCGTTTGTGCCGCTTCTGGCATCCCTCTGACCAAGGTGCGGCCGCAGGACTGGAAGAAGGCGCTTTCCTGCCCAGCCGACAAGGGAGCCGCCCGGCAACGTGCCTGTGAACTGTTCCCGTCCGATGCTGCGCTGTTCTCCCGCGTGAAAGACGATGGCCGGGCCGAAGCCGTGATGATCGGTTTGTTTGGCATCCGCGCCATGGAGAATATGGGGATACCGGCATGAAGAAAGAAACAATCGCAAAGCCCATAATCTTCTCCGGCCCGATGGTTCGCGCGCTTCTGGAAGGCCGGAAGACACAGACGCGGCGGGTTATGAAGGTTCAGCCGCAACCATACGTCGGTGGTGTTCATCCCAACCATGTGGCCAAGCATCCAGCGCCTTACATAGATGCCTATTGCTCCAAGAGAAAAACAACGGCCAACCCTAGAGGAATGAGCGAAGATTGGTGCTGGTGGACAGAGGACGACAGGTGCGGTCCTTATGTGGGTAAATGCCCATACATTCCCAGCGACCTACTGTGGGTGCGGGAAACGTGGTCTCACACCGGTCAAGGTGTTTGGAAAGTCTCGGATGTATACCAGGCATTAGGAGGCGATATTGTTTATCGCGCTGATGAAAATGATGGAGCTATCGGATATTTCCCCTCCATCCACATGCCCCGCTGGGCCAGCCGCCTAACCCTGCGCGTGACGAATATCCGGGCAGAGCGGCTGCAGGATATTTCTGAGGACGATGCGCGGGCTGAGGGCGTCCGGAAAGAAGAATTTGGCAAGCATGCTCTATGGTCTGGCCGGGACACTGAACGGCCCACGCTGTCGTCTGCAAAGCGCGCCTTTTTAGACCACATCTGGACAGACCTTTACGGCGAGCATGAAACGAAATCCGTAGGCGCGAACCCGTGGGTCTGGGTCTATGAGTTTGAGGTGATCCGCAAGAATGTGGGTGAGGTGTCATGAGCAAAATCAAGACATGGATGCCCGTTTATATCGGCGATTATTTGGCTGATACGATGCGCCTTTCTACCCTCCAACATGGGGCATATTTTTTGCTTATGATGGAGTACTGGCGGCAAGGCCCATTGCCTGACGATATGGATGAGCTTTCGGCAATCGCCAGAGCAGACAGGAAGGCTTGGGACAAGTCCATCTGGCCCACGCTAAAACGCTTCTTTTCCAAGGGAGAAGATGGGCTTTTGCATCAGAAGCGCATGGATACTGAGCTTGGAATTGCATCAGAAAAAAGCAGCAAACGCAGTGCGGCAGCCAATGCAAGATGGTCGAAAGAGGAATGCAAAACTGATGCAAATGCATATGCAAATGCATCCGGTTTGGATGTGCAAAACGGAAACAAACAGGCATGCAAACCGCATTGTACGTGCGCGTCATGCGCGTCCGCGTCACCATCACCATCACATAATTCTTCCCTACGGTCAGAATTAGTGTGTGGTGCGCCTTCGGCTTCCGCGCCCCCCGCCAAACCCGACCCTCGCGGCCACAGACTGCCCGAAGATTGGCAGCCCAGCCCGGAGGACCGATCGTATGCCCTGAGCCTCGGCCTGAACCCGACAGAGGTTGCCGAGGTGTTTCGGAACTACTGGCACGATCTGGCTGGGGCTAAGGCTCGCAAGGTGAGTTGGTCGGGAACGTGGAAAAACTGGTGCAGACAGGACGCCTCGAAGCGAGGAACCGCCAAGGCTTCAACCGGCAAGCCACAATCCCCGCTCTCCCAGCAGTTCGAACGGATGCAGCGCCAATACGGCGACAGGACGGTAGCATGACCCAGATTTCGCACTACGCCGGGCAGCGCGTTCCGGCCCTCAGTCAGCCCTGCTTGGGGCCATCGACACCCGCGCTGTTGAGCGTGTTGGCCCCACCGAAACCGAGCAGGAGCGCCGGGACCGCCTGCGCCGTGGCGATGCCGCTCCGGGACTGGTGATCTCACTCGGACCCAAGCCGCAGCCGTCTGGCGCTGTGGTTGCCGAGGCCAAGCGCATCCTGCCCGACCTTGAGCGGGCCATGGAGCCGATGCCGAACGACCGGCTAGGCGTGGAAGTGGACCGGTTCCTCGACATGCTGAACGCAGCCGTGGCCAACCCGCAGGACGAGCAGGCACTCCAGATGCGCAAAATGGCCGTAGCCATGGCTTGCGAGGGAATGCCCGCCATCGTGTGGACGCCCGACACGCTGAGGCTGGCCGTGCGGCGGTTCAAGTTTTTCCCGGCTGCCGCTGAGTTCGTGGAGTTCATGGAGGATCAGCTTGCCCCGCTTCGCTCCCGGCTGGCTGGTGTGCGCATGGTCTCTCGTTGCACGCCCCGTGAGGAGCCTGTCCGCGAGCCGAAAACGCCAGAGGCCCGCGAGGCTGTGCGGAAGAAGGCGGCTGAGGCAACGGCGCGATTGCAGGCCCAGACCGCCGAGGATGAGCGCATTCGGAAGTTTGGATCGTGGACGCCGGAAGGTGCCGAAGGGCTGACAGGCCGCGCCCTTGCCGCCGCCCTCAAGCGGGAACTGCCCGGGCTGTCTGGAGACCTGCTGAACGTGACACGCCAGAGGATTGAAGTTTTGGAGCGCGCCGCGTCTCTGGCTGCCGCTATGGGCTTCAATTCACCCAAAGAGCCGCGAGGTTTGTCGGAGAGCGCGGGGAAGGTCTTTTCTCGGTAATCGTTATGTCTGGGCGTTAGACTGCCCTGTGCGGGCATTGTGGAGGATTTTAGGGGTATGTTGAAATTAGCGTTGTTGTTCTGGGTTGGGTGTTTGGGGTGCGTTGTGGGAGCGTGTATCGCTGCCAGCGCGCCGGTTGTTGCGTGGACATTAGCGGGGTGCTGGATGGCTATTTCTGCGGTCGCATCCCTCTGCCTGACAGTGAGGAGATGGTCATGACCGAATGGGGAACCGGCCACGAGCCAGACCCGGAAGAGCTGGTGGATTTCATGACTACCGAAGGGTGCGGACCGGTGCGGGTGCCGCATATTGAGCTGCACCCGATCCCACTTCATGCGCCGGAGGAGGGGTTGTTGGATGAGGAGATTTTGCCGTTGTTTCGTGATTGGCAGCGGGGTCCAAAAGTGGCTTAGGGTACCGTTTCACGGTCAGTGAAAGGATTCTGTGATGACCAATAATGCTCATGAAGTTGTTTTGGCTGAAGAAACAATTATTTTACCGGGCGACAAGGTTAGGGTTGGCCCCGATGCGGATGCTCCGTTTAAAAGAAAAATTGATGAAAATGGAGTGTGCGTAGATTCGGTAAATTCCTCCAAAGGGTTCCCCGTTAAAATAAAATTTGATGATGGTGTCGTTATTGAGGGATTTCGGAGTGGATTGATCATGACGGAACGTTATGGAGGATCAGCACCGGTGCCAGGGAATTAACCCCGTCTGTGTACAACCCTGTGGATAGCGGGTACTGTCGCAAAATATCGACACGTAGAAACGCAGGGTGACGCGCGTTTTCGCTGTACATTCGTGGGGTTTTGTGATTCTGTTGGTGGTATGAAAAGCCATCGTAAAAAGCGTTCATTTTTCCGCAAGCGTGGCAACGGCCCGTTTCAGCCAATATTCCGCATCCCAACATTTCTAAACGGTTGGTGGCTGTAAAATGACCACCTCCCCCTTCAAGCCCACAAACTCCGAAATCTACGCGCCGCCCCGAAACTGGGATGTGGCCTGTGCACTCTGCAACTTGCGCGCTGGGGTGCCGTTGACTGAGGCGCAGAAGGCTTTGGTGGAGAAAGCGGGGAAATGAAGCTCGGTCGCCACTGCATCAAGGAGGTGCTCTCCCGCGTTAAAGCGCGGGGATGGAGCGCCGAGATTACGAATGGCGGCCATATCAGGTGGCGGCATAGAAGCGGGGCTTTCCTGTTCGGGTCCGCGACCCCGGGGGATAGCCGCTCAATGAAAAACCTTATGGCTCAGATGAAGCGTGTTGAAATGAGGGTTGTTTGATATGGGGAAAGTTGCTGCGCGCCCTCGGTATGAAATTCCGGTTGCGGTGGATAATGGGCCTACGCCTGAGCGGGCGGGGAAGTCGGTGTTTACCGCCGGAAGGCCATCACGCGAACAGACCGTTGTGGACGCCCTGCTGAAAGCGCAGGAGATCACGCAGGAAGCCGCGAACGCTGCCGATAAGTGGTATCGGACGTGGGTGTTTGCGTATCAGGGTTACAAGGAGTTCCCTGAAAACCACACGGCAAATTGCGAGATCAGGCATGATGATCTTTCATGGTTGATGACACGGGCTGATGCGGCCGGGCAGATTTTCGATGTCCGTAAAGCGCTGGGCATGTGTGGCGAGGTTCGCCTGAAGGCAATGCTGGTCGAAAAGCTTTCGTTCAAGCAGATGGCTGGGGTTCTTTTCCCTGCCGTGTCCTCTGATCTGGGGCGCAAGAAAGTGTCTGCTCAATGCTCCCTCCTTCTTGAGCAGTTGGCAGAGTTCTACGCAACCCAGCGCAAGAAAAAGCACGATGCTGAAAAAGCTTGTACCCCGGTACCTTTGCCGGTATAAAAAACATCATCATCGCAAGATGTATGTTCGAGAGCCGCCTTCGGGTGGCTTTTTTCGTTTGAGGGCGTAATGGTAAGCAAGATGAAAGCAGGAAGGCCATCTGTTTTCTCGCCAGCCATTGAAGACGAAATTTGTGCGCGGATCATAGAGGGCGAAAGCCTGCGCTCTATATGCCGAGATGATCACATGCCGGGTCAAAGCACGGTATTTGGGTGGCTGGAAAGTAGCGCTTATGCCGATTTCCGGAGCAGGTACGCGCAGGCACGCGCGCGGGCGGCAGAAGCGTTTGAAGATGAAATAATCGATGTTGCGCGTACAGCAACTGCCGAGGATGCCGCTGCCAAGCGCCTGCATGTTGACACCCTCAAGTGGGTCATGTCCAAGCGTGCACCCAAGGTTTACGGCGACAAGATCACGCAGGAACACACCGGCCCAGACGGAGGCCCGGTGCAGGTGTCCGAAGTCCGCCGCGTCATTGTAAGGCCGCCCGACAAGAAAGAATGACAGCCCTTTCCATACCCACCGCCGAGGTATTCGAGCCGCTGCTGGCTCCATGTCGATACAAGGGTGCGTATGGTGGGCGTGGTTCGGGCAAGTCGCACTTCTTCGGCGAGTGCATTGTTGAAGAACACCTTCGGATGCCGGGCCACCGCACGGTCTGTATCCGTGAGGTTCAGAAGTCTATCGAGCGATCTTCGAAACAGTTGATCGTAGACAAGATCAACAAGTTCAACCTGAACGCATCGTTCGACGTTCAGGACCAGCTTATCAAAACTCCCGGCGGCGGCCTGATCATCTTTCAGGGGATGCAGAACCACACGGCGGACAGCATAAAGTCTCTGGAAGGGTTTGACCGGGCGTGGATTGAAGAGGCGCAGTCTATCAGCGCGTATTCGTGGCGTATGCTGCGCCCGACCATGCGTAAGGCTGGCTCTGAGATATGGGCAAGCTGGAACCCGGCTAGTCCAGAAGATCCGATTGATGACTTCTTTCGTGGCCCCGGTTCTGATCGTTCTGACCTCATTGCGGTGCGGGCGAACTGGTCTGACAACCCATGGTTTAGTGACGGCACGCTCCCGACTGAGCGGGTAGAAGATCAGCGCGCCCGGCCTGACGAATACGGCCACATCTGGGAGGGTGATTACATCACCATTTCGGATGCCATCATCTTTCGTAACCGCGTCTCCATTGAGGAGTTTACTGCTCCAGAGGGCGCGCGGTTTTACTATGGCGTGGACTGGGGCTTTGCCAAAGACCCGATCGCTGCGGTTCGCTGCTTCATCCTGAACGATTGCCTGTATGTCGATTACGAGGCGGGTGGCGTGGGGGTTGAGCTTGATGATACTCCCGCAGTGCTGGAGGAAATACCAGATGCCTACCGCTGGCCGTGGAAGGCGGATGGAGCAAGGCCAGAGACAATCAGCTTTCTGGCCAACCGCTTCGGCTTCAAGATCAGTGCCGCCGACAAGTGGCCCGGTAGCGTTGAGGACGGCATCGCCCGGCTGAAAGCCTTCAAGAAGATTGTGGTGCACCCGCGCTGCAAGCGTCTGGCCGAAGAGTTCCGCAAGTATTCGTACAAGGTGGACAAGAAAACGGAAGACGTTCTGCCGCTCATTGCTGATGCGTGGAACCACTGGATCGACGCGCTGCGCTACGCTCTGGATGGCGTCATACAGAACCGGCGCAGGATGCCGAAGTTTACCGCCGACACAGTCAACAAAATAGCCCAACAGGGACGAAGATGAAGCTGCTCAACTGGTTCAAGCGTAAGCCGGAGCCTGCGCCCGCTCCTGCGCGCGTAGAGCCAGTCGCGCCCACCAAAGACCGGCGCAGAATGCCTCGGTTCTCTGTCCAGTCGCCAGAGGATTTGCAGGCGTTGGCCGAGAAGTTGTTCACGCCCTACCAGCCCCCCAAGGGCGTGCGTGGAGACGGGCAGGCCGGACTGGCCATGGATAGCAGCCTCTCTGCCTACATGGGCGCGAATTACAACATCGTCAGCAACTTCATTGCCGATGGACTGAATTTCAAGGGCTACGCAGACCTTGCGGCCATGATGCTGCGGGCTGAGTTCCGCAAGCCGGTGGAGACGATTGCCAAGGAAACCACGCGTGAGTGGATCAAGTTTCGTTCGACCGATACCGACGAGGACGAAGACGACGAGGAAATAGCTGACAAGATCCGTGAGCTTGAAAAAGAGTTCCTGCGCCTGCGTGTACGCGATGTGGTGCGGCGCCAGATCACGCACGGGCTTGGGTATGGACTAGGGCATATCTGGATTGGAATTAAGGGCAGGCCACTCAACTCGGCCGGGCAGAATATCCCGCTCAAGATCAACGCCAACGGTATGGCCAAGGGAACGCTTGACCGGCTGGTAAACATTGATCCCATCTGGACCAACCCGAACACCTACAACGCAGATAATCCCCTCAAGGAAAACTACTACCGGCCCGACAACTGGTGGGTGCAGGGCGTTCTGGTTCATCACACCCGGCTGCTGACCGTGGTGCCGTATGAAGTGCCGGACATTCTCAAGCCCGCGTTCAACTTCGGCGGCCTGTCCCTCACGCAGCAGCTTGAAGCCTACGTGCACAACTTCCTGCGCACGCGTCAGTCTGTTTCCGACATGGCGAGCAACTTTGCCACCAAGGTTCTGAAAACGGACATGACCGGGAACATGCAGGCCGATAACTGCATGAGCTATGGCGACATAGATGCGGACAGCGTGACCGGGCGTGTTGCGGCCATGAACGTATGGCAGAGCAACAACGGCACGTTCGTTATCGACAAGGAAAGCGAGGACTTCGACATAAAGACCGCGCCGCTCTCCGGCCTTGGAGAACTACAGGCGCAGTCTCAGGAGTTCATGGCGGGCATTCCCGGCATCCCCCTGGTCAAGCTGTTCGGCATCCAGCCGCAGGGTTTGAACGCCAGCAGTGAAGGCGAGATCAGGGTCTTTTACGACGAGATAGCCGCGTTTCAGGAGGCCAATGTCGGCCCGACTGTGCGCGCCATCTTCAATCTGGCCCAGATTAACCTTTGGGGCGAGATCGACGAGCGGCTTGATTTTGAGTTCATCCACCTGTGGCAGCTTTCCGAGAAAGAGGCGGCAGAGGTGGAGAAGATCAAGACGGACACGGACGCGGTGAACGTGCAGGCGGGGGTTGTTGCCCCCGAGGAAGCACGCAAACGGCAGGCAGCGGACCCGCAGAGCATTTACCGCAACGTCAGTCTGGCCGGGCCACCGCCCGAACCGCCAGACCCAGAAACAGACGGCGCAGGGCTTGAAGGGGTGTTGCGGCGTGGCGAGGAAAGCGAGGACGGTTAGTGGTCAAACTCCGGTGTCAGTCAGCGCAGGGCAAGCGCATTGCCCCTGTGCGGGCTAGTGCCGGGGTCGAGGCGCAATACTACCAAGCCATGCACGCCATGCTTCGGCGGATGCACAAGGAAGTCCTGAACGATCTGGCTAAAGCGTACAAAGCTGCTGAACCCCAGATCGCGCAGGATGCCTCCCCATTGGCCCGACTGGTCAAGGTCATGGATCAGCTTACGGCCAAGTGGCGCAAGCGGTTCGATGATGCCGCCGACGAAATGGCCAAGCGGTTTGTGAAGTCGGCTCAGACCTACACACAGAGTTCGTTTCAGGCTGAGTTGAAGCGCAACGGGTTTACCGTGCAGTTCAAGCCTACGCGCTATGTGCAGGACATGACCTCTCGCTCCATTGCCGAGAACGTCAATCTGATCAAGGGCATGTCTGACGACCACCTCAAGGGCATTGAGACTGCGGTCAATATGTCCGTGATGCGTGGCCGCGACCTGTCTAGCCTAAGCGAAGCGCTCCAGAAGCAATACGGCATCAGCCGCCGCCGGGCCGCTTTCATTGCCCGCGACCAGAACAACAAGGCCACGTCCGTCATCAACCGGGCGAGGCAAACTGAGCTTGGTCTGAAAGAGGGCATCTGGGTGCACTCATCAGGCGGGAAGCACCCGAGGCCAGACCATGTGAAGGCCGGGAAAGACCGGCTTCGTTTCAATCTGACCAAGGGCGCTTACATTGGGGGTCGCTGGATACACCCCGGCGAGGATCCAAACTGCCGGTGCACATGGTCCGTGATTATTCCGGGGTTTGACGATGACTGACACAATACTCGCGCTCGACCGCTCCGTGCGGCGCATAGACGCGGACGGGCACCTGTTTGTTGAGCGCTGCGTGCTGAGCGCCGCCGTGGTGTCGCCCTACTATGGCCGGGAAATACCGGGCGCGGAAGCGTTGGGCCTGAACCCTGACCAGATATACCAGCTTTACCGCGATGCTGACGCGCTGCGGGATGCCGCCGAGACGATCAACGGCAAGCCCATCCTCGACATTCACCAGCCGATCAATGCCGAGGATCACCCGCGAGAGATTACGGTCGGCTCCGTCAGCAATGCCCGGTTTGAAGCCCCCGACCTGATCGGTGAGCTTTCCATCTGGGACGGTGACGCGATCAAGTCCATTCAGGACGGCTCCAAACGCTGCGTGTCCGCTGGATACGCATACGATGCCGTCCCGGAAACTGGCGAAGTCAACGGCCAGCCCTACACGCTCAAGATGGTGAACATTCGGTTCAACCACTTGGCGCTAGTTGAATCCCCCCGCGTGCAAACGGCCATCATTGGCGACAGCGCGCTTTCACCCAAAAAGGAACAGAGCATGGCCGTACGTGTACCCATGTCCGCAGTGGCCAAGGTTGCTGCTGCCCTCAAGTCTGGTCGCCTTGCGCTCGATGCGTCCGAAGAGGACGTGAAGAAGTGCATGGACGATGACGATCAGGCCGAGGACGAAGAAGAGGAAGATAAGTCCGACAAGGATAAAAAGCCTTCTGACAAGCCTGCTGAGGATGAGTCCGAAGAAAAGCGCGAGCGCGATGAAAAGGTCGGCGGCGAAAAAGCTAATGCCGAACTGAAGGGCGAGCGTAAGGAAAAGGACCGCATCGAAGGCGAGGATGAGGAGGAAGACGCCAAGAAGGAAGATAAAAAGGCGCAGGACCGGGCGATCTCCCTTGCTGTAGATGCCGCCATCAGGGCCGAGCGCAGTCGCAACCGTGCGACAGAAGAGGCCAAGCGCCTTGTTGCTCCGCTGGTGGGCGAGGTACACGGCCTCGACAGCGCCGAGGACATTCTCCGCTACGCCCTGAAAGATTGCGGCGTGATGGGTCTGGATGGCGTGAATACGGCGGGCCTCAAGGCGCTGGTGAATGCGCAGGTTGGCGCACTCGCCCCCGCTCCGGTCATGGCCACCGATAGCGCGCCCGACAAGGGTAGCGTCCTGTCTGGCATCTCCGCCCCCCGCAAGCTGTAAGGAAGCAGGCAAATGCCTTTTCAGAGCGAAGTAAATTACAATTGGCCAGCGGGCTTTCCCGGTCGCTGGGCCAGTGAGAACCCCCGCCGCATCGTTATTCCCGGGCCCAACGGCTTCCGGGCGGGTGCTGGCGGCCTGACCATTGCGCGCTTTGCGTGGGTGCAGAATGACGGCGTGACGCTGCTCAACACCGCGCCTACCGCAACGGCTGGCTCCGGGGCTGCGGCCACTGCTGTTCTGTCCTCTGCCACGGTTTACACCGTTTCGGCTCTGGCGGTGAACGCTGGTGGCAAGGATTACGCTGTGGGGGATACGGCGGCGTTTGCTGGCGGTAAGGCTACTGTATCCACAATTGGCACAGGCGGTGTGGTGACAGGCGTTACCATCCAGTCTGCCACCGCTCAGACCACTGACCCGACCGCCACGGGCGTTGCCACCACAACGAACGGCAGCGGCACGGGCCTGACCCTGAACGTGACGGCTACAGCCAGTCAGGAAGCTACCGGGGGCGTTGCGTCCATCACGGTTTCCGATGGCGGTACGGGCTATTCGGCAGCGCCGATTGTCTCCCTCACTGGTGGCGGCGGCACCGGCGCCACGGCTGTTGCCGTTGTGTCCTCTGGCGTTGTGACCGGCATTAACGTGGTCAGTGCAGGCACGGGTTACACGTCCGCCCCCACTGTGGTCATCACGGCCCAGACGGTCCCGAACGGTGCGCCGCAGGGCTTCGTCTACGCCGACCAGCAGGGCCTGACCACGGCCTACCTGCAGGAAGCCACCATGATGATCCCCGAGGGCTTCATGGCGCAGCTTGCAGAGGGCGGGGACGTGTTCGCAGCCTCCAGCACTCCGGCCCTTATCGGCCAGTCCGTATTTGCCTCCACCACCGATGGCAGCATCAGCACCGGCACCGCAGGCGCGACCATCGCGGGCTACATCGAAACTGCGTGGAAGGTCTCGCAGGGAAATGCCGCTGGCTCGCCCATCATCATCACCGGCCCTGTTGCGGCTGCATAAGGAACCACAAGTATGAACATGTTCCGCAAGGACGCGCCCCGTCTGGCACAGGACTGGGGCGTAGTCATGCCCGGTGTGCGCGGGTATTACTCCGAGATGGCAGCCGATGCGCTGCCGCCCGGTCTGCCTGTTACCGCACCGAATAGCGGTATCCCCGCGATCTACACGACCTATACTGACCCGAAGATCATCAAGGCGATTATCACGCCCACCAAGTCCGAGGGCATTTACGGCAGCGCCAAAAAGGGCGACTGGGTGACTGACACCGCGCAGTTCCCCATGGTCGAACTGTCCGGTTATGCCGTTGCGTATGATGATTACAGTCCGGCCGGCACGACCTCGGCAAATGCCAACTGGCCCCAGCGCCAGAGCTTCCACTATCAGACGTGGACCAAATGGGGCGAGCGCGAGGTGGAACGCATGGGCGCAGCCAAGATCGACTGGGTGAACCAGCAGAACGAGGCATCCATTTCCGTACTGAACAAAAACCAGAACCAGATCAACCTGTTCGGTGTGTCTGGTCTGGAACTGTACGGCGCGCTGAACGACCCCCACCTGCCCGCAGCCATTGCGCCGCTGCCCAAGCTGACCGTTTCCGGTACGTCTGGTGGGAACACATGGCTGGATACCGCCGACCCGATTGCAGTGTACAATGACATTCTGAAAGCGTTTCAGAAGCTCACTGTGCAGATGGGTGGCAATCTGACGCTGGAAACGCCCATGACGCTGGTCATCCCGACCGAGCGCCAGCAGTGCTTGCTGTACACCAACCAGTTCCAGGTTGTTCTGAGCGACCTGCTCAAAAAGAACCTGCCCAACCTCAAGATTGAGACCCTGCCGGAAGCGGGAACCAATCTGAGCGGCGGCAACTCCAGCGTAACCATGATGCAGCTTTTTGTTGACGCTGTGGACGGGCAGGAAACTGTCACCACCGCATTCACCGAGAAGATGCGCGCCCATGCCGTTGAGCGGTATTCCTCCAACTTCCGGCAGAAAAAGTCGCAGGGCTCGTGGGGGACCATCTGGTTCTATCCCATGGCCTGCGTGACGATGACGGGGATCTGAACCAATGACAGCAACATCTTCCAGAAGCGGCGCAACCGTGACCGTTATTTGTCGTATGCCATCCGGCCTTGTGATGGAACTGTACGACGAAGGTGCATTGCAGGCTCCGGCGCGTCAGGGTGCGCTTCCTGCCATCAAGGACAGCGTACGCTTGCAAGGGGCGCGGCGTGACCCGCGCTTCCACAAGAAAGACAACATCATGCTGGGCATGGGTGGCCGCACGGAAGTGGCCGCTGACTTCTGGGAGGCATGGACCAAGCAGAACGCTGAGTTCATGCCGCTCAAGAAGGGCCTGATCTTTGCCATGCCCAAAGAGGCCGATGCCGTCTCCCGCCTGTCGGAACTGCGGGACGAACGCACCGGGCTTGAAGGTCTGGACAAGGACAAGATGCCCGGCGTTACCCCTTTCGCCAAAGAGGAGTTCTGATGCCCTGCACGACCACGACCGGCGTTGTCACGTTCGATTACACGGCGTGGTCGGCTCGGTATCCAGCGCTTGCCCAGAATGTGGATGCAACGCTGGCGCAGTCATACTTTGACGAAGCCACGTTCTACCTGAACAACACGCCATGTAGCCCTGTGCGCGACCTGAACAAGCGCGCATTACTGCTTGGCCTGCTGGTGGCGCATCTGGCCACCCTCTACCTGCCGCAGTCTCAGGGCGGCACAGGGGGGCTTGTAGGGCGGGTTTCTTCCGCCACTCGTGGCAGTGTTTCCGTTGGGACCGACATGGGAAACCAGCAGGAGCGCGCAGCGTGGTTTAATCAGACCCAATTCGGCGCATCGTTCTGGGCCGCCACCCGCTATCTGCGGCAGGCCCGGTACGTTCCCGGCTTTCCGCAAAGGCCCCGCATATGGCCGTAAAGATCAAGTCCGTTGGTGGCGTTGGCCTTGAGAACGCACTCAAGCAGTTGCAGGAGAAGATAGGGCAGGGGGCGCATGTGCGCTCCGGGTTTCTGGAGAACGCGACCTATCCTGATGGAACACCGGTGGCGCAAGTAGCCTATTGGGACGAGTATGGGACAAAGACAGCCCCGCCCCGCCCGTTTATGCGCACGGCCATTGCCAACAACAAGGGCGATTGGGGCAGGCTTATGGGGGCAGTGCTCAAGGCCACAGGCTATAATGTCAATCAGGCATTAGCTCTGGTAGGTGAGAAGATCACCGATCAGGTCAAGCAAGAGATCGTCTCTTTCACGGCTCCAGAAAACTCCATGCTGACCAACATCCTCAAGGAGAGATTCCCGACAGGGGATTACACCAAGGATGACTTCCTCAAGGCTGTTTCCGACCTCAAGCATGGGGCCACGGCAAGTCCCGGCAAGCCGCTTGTCTGGTCTGGGGTCATGCTCAATTCCGCGGCCTATGACGTAAAGGAGGGCCCGGAATGATCGACATATTCGGTGCGGCAGGGAGCCTCTGCGCGCCCATCAATCCGCACATAACCGGCACCCTCAAGGGCAGCACGGGAAGCGTCACAAACGACGACTTCTCCGTAACGCCCCAATACACCACGGCCACGGTGGAAATTGAGGTGCAGGCTGTCAGTTCTCAGGACTTGCAGCAGGTCGAGAACATCAATCAGCAGGCCGATATGCGCTCGGTCTATGTGCGCGGGGCCGTACGGGCGCTGAACAGGCCGCTCCAGATCGGCGGCGATATTCTCACATTTTACGGCTCCGACTGGCTGGTAACGCAGCAGTTGGAGGAATGGGGCAACGGCGAATGGTCGAAGGTTCTGGTAACTCGGCAGATGCCTACTACGTCATAAGCCCAACAGAGAGCGAGATTTACAAGGCGGTAGGGCAATGGCTCCAGAGCATTTTGCCCACAGGCATGGGTGTTGTTCAGGGCCAGCAGAACCGAAATGCTGCCCCCCGCGATCCATTTGCAGTCATGGTCATTATTGGCCGAGAGCGCATAGCCACTAATGGCTGGACCTATGACGGAAAGGCCACCCGCACCCTGACCGAACAGGTGCAGGTGACCATGCAGGTCAATCTGTTTGGCCCAGCCTCCAGCAACCAGATGCAGGTTGTCACGGCCCTGTGGCGAGACATGCAGGCGGTTGATTTCTTCCGCTCCCTTGGCGTCCCCATTGCGCCCCTGACCACATCCACCACGCGGCAGCTTGGGTTTGAGACTGGCGAGCGCCAGTACGATGACCTGTGGACGGTTGACCTCACCATGCAGGTCACGCTGACCACTCGCCTGCCGCAGCAGTTTGCAACATCCATTCCCATCAATCTGGTTGAGGTCGTAACGGCCTATCCAGCAACGGAGTAAGTCATGGGCAATATCCCCATTTCTCAGGCTGTGAAGGTTATCCCCGGCGTACTGGCTGCGGGTTCTGGCCTGAACAACCTTTCCGCCCTGTTCGTCACGACTGCATCCAGCGCACTGGCAGCGGGGGCTGTAAAGTCTTTCACCTCTGCTGCGGATGTGGGGACAGCCTTTGGCAGCACCTCCATGCTGTACCAGATGGCGCAGGTCTATTTCTCGGGCTACGAAACCGCAGTTATGACGCCGGGCACGCTGTATGTGGGGGCGGTTGCCTCTGCCGGTTCCGGGGCTACGGGCACGGCAACTGTGACTGACGGCGCGGTATCTGCCCTGACCGTTGGTGCAGGCGGGTCTGGTTACACGGCGGCTCCGCTAGTTGCTATAACGGGTGGCGGCGGCACTGGCGCAACGGCTACGGCTACTGTGTCGGGCGGTGCGGTAACCGGATTCACCATTACCGCCCCCGGCTCTGGCTATACGTCTGCGCCCACGGTAACGATCACCCCGGCCCCTGCCAGTGATATTGACCCGCAGCTTGACGCCCTGCGCGCGGCAGAAGGCGGATGGAACGGTCTGGCCTTCGATGCCGAACTGGACGCGGATACCAAAGAAGCAGCCGCTCAGTGGGTCGGTACGCAGAACAGTGAGGTGTTTGCCGCCATCGTGGACAGCGCCCCCAGCGCCACAGAGAACGAAAGCCAGACCGCGTTTGGTGTGTGGCTCCAGTCCCAGAGCATCAGCGGCGTTACGGCGCTGTATGGCACGTCTCCGCTGGTAGGGGCGCTGGCCATGGCGTGGATGGCCTCACTCTCCTTCGCCACCAACAACGGGCGGCAGACGCTGGCCTTTGTGCAGGACGCCTCTGGTCTGGTTGAGGCTGCTGTAACGGACGGAGCCACGGCATCCACGCTGGTTGCCAATGGGTATTCGTTCTACGGCTCCTACGCCAATGGCGCATCCCAGTTCGTGTTCATGCGCCCCGGACAGGTGTCGGGCAAGTTCCTGTGGGCGGATAGTTACGTCAATCAGATTTGGCTCAACTCCAACCTGACCAGCGACCTTGTGAACCTGCTCCTGACCACGGGCAACATCCCGTACAATACGGAAGGGGACACGCTGGTAGAGGCTGCGGTCAAAGACACGATCAATCAGGCTCTGGCCTTTGGGGCCATCCGTACCGGCGTGAACCTGACCACGCTCCAGCGCCAGCAGATCAACAACGCGGCGGGCGTGACTACGGCGGCGGATAGTGTGGTGAACAGCGGGTATTACCTGAAACCCAACATCAGCACGGCCCCAGCCTCCTACCGTGTGAGCCGCACAACGCCGCCCGCGCAGCTTTGGTACGCAGATGGCCAGAGCGTGCAGTCCATCACCCTGAATAGCGTAGAGGTGCAGTAACATGGCGCTTGATATTACGGCAGCAAACAGCATCTTTGTGATTACGGTCACATCGCTGTTTAACGCGCCTGTGCGGCTGGAGAACTATGCCGCAGACCGCGCATGGGATGCCCCGGAACTGGAGATGGCAGAAACGGCCATGTCCATTGATGGCTACCTGAACGCGGGCTTTGTGCCGAACCCGGTTGACCAGACGGTATCCCTCTCTCCAGCCAGTTCCAGCATTGCGGTGTTTGAAGCCATCATGACCGCGCAGCAGACGGCCCGGTCCATCTACCGGCTTGGTGGGGAAATCACCCTGACCAGCACGGGCCGCAAATACACCATGGTTAACGGTATTCTGCGCGCGGCCTCCGTGCTGCCCGCTGCCGGGCGCGTGCTGGAAACCCGGACGTTTGCCATCCGCTGGCAGGCCGTGACCCCGGCGGGGGTGTAATATGGTCAAGCAGGTAACAGTCGTCTGCCCACATGAAGGGGCGGACAAGGGCAAGCGGTTTGTCATCACCCGCATGAGCGCTGTGGCGGCAGACCGGTGGGGCAGGCATTGCTTGCAGGCTGCCGCATCCTCGGGCGCGGATATTGCTGGGGTTGCGGCCGGGGGCGGTATTGCTGCCGTGGCTGCTGCTGGCATCGGCATCTTCGCGGCCATGGACCCGGCCCGCATGGATGAACTGATCGATCAGTTGCTCCAGTGCGTGCAGATGCAGCCGGACCCATCCAACCCGGCCATGTTGCTGCCGTGGGATGTGGTGTCCGCCGGCGAGCAGATTGAGGAAATCCCCACCCTCGGATGGCTCCAGAAGGAAGCATTCGCCCTGCATGTGGATTTTTTCAAAGGCGTAGGCCAGTTGTTCTCCCTTCTCACGCTCATGCTGGGGACGGAAAGCAACGCCCCTGCGCCCGCGTCTGCAACGTAGATGAACGGCACGCCCTGGTAGTTATGGAGGGGCTTGCGTCCCTCCACGACCTCCAGACCATTTACGACAGCGAGGACTTTGAGGACTTGCTGGAGATGGCCGTTGTGAAACGGTTTAATAGGTGATGAAACATGACTGATGCAGTGAAAACCACCCCCCTGACGGTTACTCTTTCATTCTCCGAGGGGGCTCCTGAGAACATCGCGGATATGATTAATGCGCTTGCGAGCCGCCTGCGTGATTTCGGAAACGCTATCGTAGGCGAATTGCCATTTTGCATCAGCGGGACGTCCGAGGTTGCTCACGCAGGGCGCGCGGACAATCTCACTGTTGCCTGCGGCATCACTGTGGATGAGTTCGACCGGAGGTTAGAGATTGCCCTCAAGCGCGCACTTGAGTCTTTTACGTCTCCCCCATTAACGGAGGATTATGGGCGCGCGCATGGGGGAAAGGCATGTGACGGGGATGATCTATAGATCCCATGTCCTCTTAGGATCCTTGAACCATTCAGCCAGCCTAGGGGTTCCGTAAGTTACCCATCCCTTCTTCTTCTGCCGAATGACGATCAACATGTCATGGTCGGGATATGGAAGTATTTTTACTATATCGTCCATGATTGTTTCGGTTGGTTTTGACGTATCCAAAAACCACACTGATTCCACGGGATGCCTGCAATCATAGGCGCGGAGATAGTCGTAAAGAGCGTCATATCCTTTATCGCCCGGCTTATGCAGATCGTAAGTGACCATAATTACTGACATGTGGGATTCTCCTTCCCGCCCAGCCTGCCAGTACCTCCAATCCCCCACCAATCACATTTCCCCAGAAAGCCCTTCCCATGGCCACAGTAATTGACGCCCTCGTTGTCACCCTCGGGCTGGACCCTAAGGGGGTGCAGAAGGGGGGGAAGGAGGCCGGAGAGGCTTTTGATAAGACAAAGGCCAAGGCGGAAAAGGTCGGGAAGGATATTGAGGCCAGTGGAGTGAAGCCCGCTGAGTTCTTCACCAAAATGCGCAACAGCGCGCTATCGTTCTTTGCCGTCATGACCGCAGGGAAAACCCTTAAGGCGTTCGTGTCGGATACGGTGGCGAGCAATGCCAGTCTTGAGCGCACTTCTCGGCGGCTGAATATAGCAACCAAGGACGTATATGCGCTGCAAAAGGCAGTAGATTCTGTGGGAGGGTCTGGAGACGCGGCCACAGCATCCATACAGAACATTCAGAGCGCTATGACGGACCCAGCGCAGGCCGCCCAGCTTGCGCAACGGCTTTCCCAGCTGGGAGTGAGTGACGGCATTGACATCAAGACAGGCCAGATCAATGACATTAGCAAGTTTTACCAAAATCTTGCTGAAAACAGGACCAAGCTAGCTAATGCTCCGCGCGTTGGTCTCTTGCAGGATATTGGTCTGGATCAGGGGTCTATTGATCTCGTTCTCAAAGGAGGAAGCGCGGTAAAGTCCACGTTTTCTACATATGAATCCTTCGGGAAGAGAATGCAGGAAAACGCGGAGGAATCGGAAAAACTGCAAGCGCGATACAAGGAGCTGACAGAACAGAACCGTGTGTACGCGCAGGAATTGGAAGGCAGCCTTCTCCCGGCCCTGACCAGCGTGACGGGCGCCCTCTCTGACTTCGAAAAGCAAAACCCCGGACTAACCAAGGGTCTGATAGGAACATCTGCTGCCATCGCTGGCGTGGGGACCGCCATACTGGGCGTTCTCGGTATTGTTGGTGGCGTTCGCTTCCTGCGTGCACTGAAAAACATTGAGCGTCTGGTAGGGGCCGGAAAGGTCGCGGGCGAAGCGGTTGAGGCTGGCGGGAAGGCCGAACCAGCCGCCGCCAAGGCATCCCGCGCCGCCCGGGTTGGCCGCTTAGCATCCCGAGCCTTTGGCGGCCTGAACCTTGCGGCAGACGCCTACATGGCAGGCGATCTTTTCTGGAATGGAGCATCCCCGTCACTCTCCAAAAACGACACCAATAATGCCGCAAAGAAGATGTTCCTGAGCAAGCTTGACGCGCAATACGGGCTACCCAAAGGCTTTATGGATGCCATATGGGCGCGCGAGAGTTCGCGCGGGACCAATGTCAAACCATCCTCTGCCGGGGCCTTGGGCGACTTCCAGATCATGCCTGCTGTGGCCAAGGAGGCGGGCGTTGATCCCATGAACTTTGAACAGGCCGCGCGCTACGCAGCAAAGAGGTTCCACAACAACTTTGCGAACTATGGCGGTTCTTTGTCGGCCAGTATTGCCGAATACAACTGGGGTGGCGGCAACCTGCGCAAAGGCATGTCTCAGTACGGTGGAGACTGGCAGGCACATGCCCCGCAGGAGACGCAGAATTATATCTCTGGGGTTAGTGCGGCCCTAGATGCTGTGCGTGATATGCCTCGGGGTGGCGCAGAGGGTGGGCAGAATACCACCCACAACACGGTTAATGTGGGGGAGATTAAGGTCGTGGCCCCCAGCCCTGAGAGGGCCGGGGACGCGGTGCAGCGCAAGATTGTAGAAATGAGGACGGCAGCCTCATTTGCTAACTCTGGGGCTGCGTAACTTCAATCTTGCTTGACGGGCAGGGGTTTATCTACCGTCGCCCCATGTAACAGCAATAATCCTGCTGTATTCCTGCATATTGGCAAGGAAAACTGGGCCTGACAGTCAGATAAGAATTTGTCCCTCTCGGCGCTGCATCCGAGCATGGCATCGGCCAGAGTTTCTCTGGATTCTGCAAAGCCGTGCTTTTCTCCGAATGAGCGGGCGCATGCATGCAACGAAGATACATCGCTCTTATGGTTGGCATCCATGTATCCCATAGATGCCGCTGTATTCTGCATAGACTCTCGCTCCGCTGGAGTGAGGCCCTCACCCCACCCAACCCCCGGCAGGGAAAGGGCGGCGATCACAATAAGTAACCGTCTCAAATCTACCTCCAAAAGCGCGTGGGCGGGTCAGGGAATGTTGTTACTTCCGTTTTTTCCCATTGGGAAGAATATCCCCCACACGTTCTTTGAATACAGCAATGAGAGGTCTGTCTATATCTGCAAGGGAGTTAGTGACAATCTCTCCACCTGAACCCTCTCCAAAATCGAATTTATATTTTGCGTCCTTGCATTCGTATAAGTCGAATAGGCGTCCTGCCCTTTCTTTCCCATAGAAGACTACAAATTTCCCTTTGTAATCCTTAAACTCTATTGCGTCTAAGGCCGCAAAAAGTTCGTCAGTATCCGATAAAAATGCAAGCCTTTTCTTAGTATATTCAAATACCTCTATTTCAATTTCAGAAGGAATAATTTCTGGGTCTTTGTTTGGGTCTGCATCAGACTTCACTGCATCTGTTGCAACCAAAGGTTTCTCAGGCTCTTTGTCTTTAGCTGGAAGATCGAGGCGTTGTAAAATTCTGAGATTGATAAACTCTCCAAACGCGCTTTTGGTGAGTACCGTATAATCAGCCATTGCTTTTGACCTAATATTGCTTAGGCCAATTCCCTGCAAAAGAAGCCTAACAAAAGCGTCCGTAGGTTCCTTTGCAAGCTCTTCAATCTGCTGAACAAGATTCTGGAAGATCAATTTGCGCTTTGCTTCGGCACCGATATTTTCAGGATCAAAATTGGACTTCTGGAGGCTCTTAAGGCCATCTACAACAGAATCTTCGATCTTTCCCTTTGCAATATCGTGCAGGTCGAAAGAAAGAAAAGCGTTGGAGTCCATCATATTCGGTTCGTCAGAATCAGCGTAGAATTCGTACACCATCCCGTCAGTAATAACGCCCATTTTCACGGTAGGAGCGGCATTGAAGTAAGAGCGAAGTTGCCCTCTATCATCCTTTAATTCTGCTCCGAGTGACTTGCACTCTATGGCAATTACTGGCGCGTTCTCTTTGAGAATAGCAAAATCGACTCTATTTTTGTACTTGTCCGAGAAGTCTGCATTATGCTCTGGGCATACTTCATCGGGGTTCATGGTGTCGTAGCCAAGAAAATTGATTAAAGGCAGGACCAGGAAAAGTTTCGTAGCCTCCTCATTCGTGCAGCGCTTTGATATGCTGATCATACGCTCGGAGAAGGCTTTAAATTTCTGGCGGAAATCATCTGACATACGCTCGAATCCTGCGGCTTAAAAAAATGTTAGAATTATTTAGCCCATAGCCATTAAAAAAGAAAATATATGCACACAAAATAAGTGCGGATAGCTGCCCTACGTAGCGTCATTAGCTTTAGAGAATGTGCTCAGCAACATAACAAGAGACTTTCTATGCTCATCATCCATGTTGCGCATAGCTTGGAGCACTGCGCGCTCGGCATCTGTCATCTGCCCTCCCTCGAAGGTTAGCGCGGAGCGTGAAAGATACACACTCTCCTGCAATCTGTGGACTATTTCAGCGTTCATTGAGTGAGAACGCGCGTCCGCTTCCGCCTTGAGGTCATCAAGGAGGGCGCGTGGCATACGCAGGGTGATTGGAACTCGTCTCTCATCGCTCATACTGGACTTATAAACCATATTGGTTGCACTTTCTAGTTGACAACCAAAATGGTGTCATGCCTTATGGGCGTGCAACCATAATGGTTGTCAGGAGACGAAATGAAAAAGACAGCGACCATCACCTTGCGCCTTGATCAAGATCTGCTGCGATCTTTGAAGATACGAGCAATCATGAATGATCGAAGCGCGAATGGTGAGATTTCCGCCATTCTGAAAAACGTTTTGGAAACAAAAAAGGCACCAGAGCAAGGCCTCGAAAACCGCTCTGATGCCTCTGACAGTGAATAAGGAAACACTGATATGAGTTCTATTATCACACCATCAGCACCAAATTCCAGCCCCACGATGTCCAGCAAGGAAATTGCTGAACTGACGGGCAAAGCGCATAAAAACGTCATCCGTGATATTGAATCGATGATCGCGGAGATTGAAAAAGATGGCTCAAACCTGAGCCATCAAGCAAAATCAAAGGGTTACGCCGTCGAGCGTGATAATCGTGGGTATGTGAAAAACATCCATCTTGACCATAGTCATACCATCACGCTGATCACTGGCTATGATGCCCGGCAGCGCAAGAAGGTTGTAGACCGCTGGTTAGAGCTGGAAGGTGACCGGGGTTCTCCGGTCGCCCCTAAGCCCAAACGCATCCGCAAGCCCGCGTTTGATACCGCCTTTACCCGCTGCATGAACGTGGTCGCCCATCTGCCCAACGTGGACGAGAACCAGAAGGTTCTTATGGCTGCGCGTGGCACGCACACGCTCACGGGCATCAACCCGCTTGAGGCTATGGGGTATGCAGCACTCCCAGCTGCCACGGAGGACAATTACCAAACGCCAACGCAGCTTGGTAAGCCATTCGGCATTCCGCCCCGGCGCGTTAATCAGATCCTCGTTGATGCGGGCTTGCAGGCCCATACCCCCGGTTCATCCACGGGCAGCGATTGGAGCATGACCGACAAGGGGCTTGCTTACGGCAAGATGTTCGATACGTCCCGGCGTGGCGGGAAGGGTTCTCAGCAGCAGCTTAAATGGAAGCCGTCTGTTGCGGAGTTCCTGCGCCCTTTCTCCCAAACGCCAGCGTAAGCGCCGTAACGGCCAGCCATCCCTTCGGGGGTGGCAACGCTGGTGGGAATGTCACAGGGGCGGTGATGATTGGCGGGGAAGTCGTTTACTTCGACGCGGATGATTACAAGCTATGGGCTGGCGATAGGGCTGTTGTTCTAGACCCGCGCGGCAATATTTGCGTGGTCACGCTGGAAAGTAACCACCCAGAGGAACTTCGCAGCCTGCACAGAACGCGCAGGGCGCTGATGCAATGGCATGATCCCATAGACGGCAGGCAATCGAAATTTGCCGTACAGGTTCTTGGTCGGCACGTGCCTGTGGGAGTTGGTGCGGAGGCTAGGCAGGCGGCTTTGGCTTAGGGGGGGGGATTTCCTCCCCAATCCACCTGATGCCGTTTAGCGGGGTTTGGTGGGGGTGGGGAGGGTTATTTGGGTGGAACAGCACCCTCAATTGCCGTCAATAACTTTACTCCCTTCGGTCAAACGGAAGGGGCGGATTCGTAGCTTTTTTATTGGTATATCAATAATATGTTTAAATTTATCATCATCAAATGAGAAGAATAATGAAAATATTTCTTCGCAATCTACGCTCAATATAAATCTAGGTGGGGTTAACGCAAAGTAATCTATGGGCGCGGCTTCATTGGCGCTTATTCCTATTTTAACTCCGTACACAATTTCATCAGTTTTCTTTTTTCTGAGTTCAACCTTCATAGAATATTGTTTTTTTCTACGTTTGTTGCCTTTGCATGGAGCCAGAAACTACCCCTTATCTTCGCAGGAAATTTCAAAACGCTGACGCCATTGGGAGTTGCTCCAATGATAATATCTTTTCCGGATGCTTCCTTCCGCACCTCATCACAAAATATTGCCGAAATTATTTCGATTTTCGTTTTGTTTGCCATTTTTATGCGCCCACCTCATGTGCAGGTAACTGAAAATCATATTTAGATTGCGAGGGTTCAAATGTAGATTCGAAATCTTCTGCGATGCCGTAGATAATCGATGCAGAGCTTTGCTGTATGGTTAGAAAGGTACTGTCAAGTGTAACTCCATCTATCGTCGGCTGGATGGCAACAGAATCGAATCTCCATTCATACCCAAGTTTATCCAAAATCAAGAACATGGATCTGGTGTTGATATGCCTATCGGGATTGAGGGCGCGCGAGAAAGAGGCAGGCTCCCAGCCCAAATCTTTGGCTACCTGATTTTGCGTCAAGCCCTTTGCTTTCATTCTCTCCTGAACATGCTCGCGCAGTGCCATCTTTAAGCTTTCAAGAAAGTTTGCTTCCCGAATCTCTTCTGGAGAAAGAAAGTCAAGCGCGGAAATGAAGGCAGGCATAGTCATTGTTTTTTTCCATATGAACTTTGGGTCTATCGAATGCTGCTTTATCCAAAACAAGACATAGAAAATCATTATGCCGTATTCCATGGGTAGAGCTTTGTCTTGCGAATCGACCAAGTTCATCTTGAGTTCAGCGAGTACGGCAATGAATGTATTTTCTGTCGTATGGACCCAACCAAATACTCTCACATCAGTAGTTCGCATTTCCCATATGTTGGGCCCTTCAGGAGAAATCGGTTGCAGCTTTTTTAATGGCTGCTCCGGCTTTCCATCATCAAATTGGCCAATCGTATGATACGATCTTCCTGAGGTAAAACTATTGAGTAAACTTACAACCTGTTGAGTTGGTGATGTTTTTCCGATTCCATTTTTCGTCTTATGCGCAGCAAGGAAGTCTGCAATCTCTTTCGTTATGTAGCACTTCCTCCATTCCTTCCTCCCTCGCGTATCTGTCCATAGAGATAAATATGATCCTACTAGAGAATCTATATCTGTTGACATTTTTGTCAATGATATCTGGCTATCAGCAGATATGTTTGCCGCAGGCTTTGAAAGCGAACTCATAAGTGTCCCTCAATAAATATACCCCAACCCAATCCCGTTAAATAAAATGACGCATAAATATTATTCTCTAATTTATCCAATAATAAATTCCCTTAGTATTCTGCTTCTTACTTAATCCTGTATGCAATGAAATGTCGGGGGAAGGTACACAAATAAAGAACACCCTTCACGTTTATTGACGGTTGCGTGACCTTGTACCCAACCCCCAACCTGTACTACGCTACGGCCACCATTCAGGAGCCACAGTCATGGTCATGCAAACGGTGGCCCAGCCGGTCACAGCTAATGTTATTTCGGGAGCCGGGGTCCCCAAGCTCTGGTCCCCGGTCATATCCGATGCGGAGGCTGTGGCCTCGGTTGAACTGGATACGCTGCTCCAGAGCTACCTTATCAAGCAGGCCGACAAGCTGTGGGGCATCTTCGATAGCAGCGGAACTGCCGTCATAACTTCGGGCCGGGTGCGGGCCATAGATATGCGCGCGGGCTATATGATCTCTGACGCCCCCTTAGAGAACGGCGCGTTCATGTCCTACAACAAGGTGAAGCGCCCGAGCGAGATCATGGTGGAAATGCTGTGTGACGGAACCAGCGTGAGCTACGGCAACCTGAGTGCAATCAGCAACCTGTTGTCGACCGCTGGAATTACGGGCGCATCCCCTGAGCTTACGGCGCGCACCAGCTTCACCAAAGCGCTGGATGCAGTCGTGGCGGACCTCAACCTCTACCATGTGACCACGCCAGAGCAGACCTACTCCAACATGAACGTGGTCGAATACTCCATGCGCCGCTCGGTTGAGCGAGGCGTTACGCTGCTGTGGGCGGACATTCGGATGCAGGAGGTGCGGTTGACGGCATCCAACCAGCTAACAAAGACTGTAAAACCCAGCGGCGAGGCAAAAGCTTTCTCAGGTCCAGTCTCGACTGAGACTGCAACAAGCGCGCAAGCTGCTTCTATAAGTGGGTGAAAGATGGCTGATCCTGTTGTCATTCCCCTGAACGCCGTTGCCCAGCAATCAGTTCAGGTTACTTTGTCCGGGCAGTCAGTTCAGCTTGACATTCAGCAGCGCACAAACGGCCTGTACATGAATATCTGGCTGAACGGGACGATGATTATCGCTGGCCTGCTGTGCCAGGACAGAACGTGGCTTGTGCAGAAGTCCTATTTCGGCATGCCCGGAGATATGATGTTCACGGACCAAGAGGGTGAAAGCGACCCTGATTACTCCGGGTTTAGCGGGCGGTATGTCCTGATGTATCAGGAGGGAAAGAATGTCTGAAATTGAATCTGTTGGGCATCGTTCGCAAAAAAAGCTTCACCAGCGAAAGCTAGATGTGAAATTTGATCTTGTAACAGGCGGATTTGGCCCCGATGGCAAGGACAGCCTGATGCTGTCAGGCCACCGTGTTCGATGCCATATTACAAATGCGGGAATGTCCACTGGCTCGTCCCTTTCGCTTCGTATTGAAGGGATGGACTTGAGCGAAATGAACCGAATGTGCGTCATTCGTGCACGCATGACATGGCAAAATGCCAATAAAATTACTCTGCTTGCTGGAGACGATACATCGCCTAAGTCTGTGATCTTTTCCGGATACGTTACCGCTGCGTTCGTGGATTTTACTGGCGCACCAAATGTGGCCTTCCAAGTCGAGGCGAATAATCTTTGTTTGTCGGCGGCCTCTGCTATGCCGCCCATATCGTTCAATGGCCCGGCAGCGTTTCAAACCATTGCCTCCGCCATTTGCGGCGCGATGGGGTGGACGCTCCTAAACCATGGCGTGAAGGCCGTCTTCCCCAGCTATTATGGGTGTGGCGACCCAAGAAGCGCGATGGAGCGCCTTTGTCTGTCGGTAAAGGCAGATTTCCATTTGGACGAAGACCTAAAAACCCTTCATGTTTGGCCCCACGATTACGCTTATAAAGCCGATGATGTAGGGGTTGATATGCCCTATATCAGTGCGAAAAGCGGCCTCATCGGCTACCCCGCCTACAGTGATGCGGGCGTTCTGTTCGAATGCCTGTTCAACCCCAATATCCGGTACAACTCCCCCCTTCGACTTAAGAGCGATTACGCTCCGGCTGGGTGGGTTGATAACCAGAATGGGCAGGTGCCAGCCCAGACCTCTCCGGCCAATGGCATATGGTTGCCGTACATCATCGAACACAACCTTGAATCAGAAGTGCCGGACGGTCAGTGGACAACCTTTGTGGGAGCAACGCGCGGTGACAACCCAGCAAACTTCAAACTCGGGTAATCTTCCCGGGTCTTGGCAGCGGCCAGACGGAGCTTCCGGTTTCAATACCACCAATGCCGCAATCCGCCGCATCCTCTCCATGATCGGCGCAGACACTCTGGTGCAGGTCAAGGCGGTGCATGGCGCGGGGCTGGAGCCGGTCGGCACGGTGGACGTGCAGATTATGGTCCACCAGCAGGACGGGGCAGGGCGGACGGTGCCGCACGGCATTATCTACGGCATTCCCTACTTTCGCCTACAGGGCGGCACGCGGGCGGTTATCTGCGACCCGGCTGTGGGGGACATTGGCGCGCTCATTGTGTGCGGGCGGGACATATCGGGCGTAAAGGCCAACCGCGCCCCGTCCGCCCCCGGCAGCTTCCGCCAGCATGATTATGCGGATGCGCTGTACATCGGCGGCTTCCTCAATGGCGCTCCGGCTGAATATATCGGCTGGGTTGGGGGCGATGTGCACGTCAAGACAGCGGGCAAGTTCGTGGTGGATGCCTCCGAGTGCGATATTAACTGCACGGTTAATGTGGCCGGGGCAGTGACGGCTACCGGGGATGTTAAAGCGGGGAGTATCAGTCTGGACAGTCACAAGCATTCGGGTGTGCAGACGGGGAATGGGAATACTGGGGGGCCGGAGTAAAGCCGCCATATTGCAATTAGCAAAGAACAGCCGCATATCGCCGCGTGGAGAAAACAAGAATGACAGACGATAAAGATTTTGCTCTGTGGCTGGCGAAAGAAAAAAGGGCGCTCGCAGACGCGGGATACCAAGAAACGGTGGCCTCGTTCGATAGGATTAAGGGAAGGTTGGGCGCGGTCCTGCCGCTATCCGTCACCCTTACAACGGCATCTTTGGCTGGAGCCTTTTCCCAGCGGGAATACTCCATTGTCTGCGCGTTTCTTGCTCTGGGCTTTGGGGTTACAAGCGCTTTGTGCGCGGCAGGCCTCTACTCCACTACCCTTATATCCAAAAATGTAGGGCCAGATGGTGTAGACACCATTCTATCTGACGTGCCCGAGCGAGACGAAGAGCATGCCGCCTTGTGGTTGGCCTACACTGCGTCTTACATCACGGCGGAAAATACTAAAACCATTGGCAGAGACAGGCGTTGGCTTAAGGCCGCGTGGGTGTCCCTAAGCCTGACGCCTATCGTGTCATTTCTTCTTTCCATCGCCTGTGGAGGATGGGGCTCGTTTTAAGGCAGAATCACCAACGAACGCTCCAGAGGATCGCTTCACACTTTGGATGATAGAAGCGGGGTTCGGACGCTGTGGCTGCGGTGCTGGTGCGGGCTTTTTATCGGTCATGCGGATTCCCTTCCACATCATCCTGCCAGTACCCACCCCACCCCAAAAGGTACACAGATGGGGAACATCTTCCCTTGTACCCGCGCGCGGTTTTTGGCATAGTTCCTCTACCGTTGCGCGGTCTGTGCAGATACCGCTTGTACCCGGTACCTTTTTGCAGTAGTTTTTTCCTAATCTCTCACAAGTCTATCAGCCGTCCTTTTGGGCGGCTTTTTTGTTGGTGGCGCATGAACACGATCCTTCTTGACCGGAGCACGTGGGACTTGCTGCTTGACCACGATGGCAACATTGCTGTGGCCTCCAGCGCCTATGCGGTCGGGCAGGATATTTCCTCTGCCGTGCGGGTGTTTCAGGGCGAGTGCTATTACGACACGGCGCAGGGGCTGCCCTACCTGACCAACATACTGGGCAAGAACCAGTCTCTTTCCGTCTTTCAAACGCAGGTTGAGCAGACTGCCGCAGCCGTGCCGGACGTGGCCGAGGCCCGCTGCATGGTCTCCGGCATGAGCTATGACCGCGCGCTTTCTGGCGCAATTCTCTACACCACCACAGACGGGACCACCAGCAATGTCGGGCTCTGATTACGGCACAACATCAGTACCAGCGCCGTCTTTTACGGATGCGGGGTTTGTGGCCCCAGCTGAAAGCGACATGCTAACCGGCGTGTTGGCGGACATGAACGCGGCAATGGGTGGCAACCTGAACACTGGCCTGTCCACCCCACAGGGCCAGCTTGCTATGTCTCTCACGGCCATTCTGGGGGATGCCTATGACCAGATGCTTGCCATCTTCAACGGCGTGGACCCCGACCGGGCATTCGGTCGTATGCAGGACGCCATTGGCAATATCTATTTCATCAGTCGCAAGGGTGCGACAGCTACGGTTGTTACCGTTACCTGCATCGGGGCCGCTGGGGCTGTGGTGCCGGAAGGAACGCTCATTCAGGATGGGAGCGGGAATTATTACGCCGCAGATGGTACTATCACGCTGGATGCAACGGGCGCTGGAATAGGCTCCTTCTCCTGCACCACTAAGGGCGTGATCTACTGCCCCGCCAATAGCGTGTCTGTTTATCAGTCAGTCACGGGCCTGACATCGGTCAATAACCCGGTGGCCGGCGTGACGGGGAGTGCGGAGGAAGGGCGACAGGCGTTTGAAGCCCGGCGCAAGGCAACGGTAGAGGGCAATGCCATTGGTTCCCTCAACGCCATCGCCGGCGCAGTGCTGTCCGTTGACGGGGTGACAGACGCCTACGTGACCGACAACAGCACGGATGCAGCAGTAACGACTGGCGGCGTATCCATTGCGGCCCATAGCCTATACGTGTGCGTGAACGGCGGCACGGACGAGGATGTGGCTCTGGCCATCATCAGCAAAAAGCCGCCCGGCTGCGGCTACACGGGCACAACCAGCGTAACCGTGACCGATCCGAACAGCGCCTACCATACGCCACCAACCTATACCGTGCAGTTCACGCGGGCCACGGATACGCCAGTCTTTTTTGCCGTAACGCTGGAGAAGAACAGCGGCGTTCCGTCAACTGCTGCGGCAGACGTACAGGCGGCCATTCTGGCGGCTTTTGATGGTATGGAAGGCTCCCAGATCGGGCAAACGCTCTATGCCAGCAGCTTTTATGCAGCCGTTGCGGCCCTTGGGTCATGGGTAAAGATTGTAGAGATCACCATCGGCACCGCGGCCAGCCCGACCGGTTTTACCGCTGCCATGAACATCGACCAGATTCCAACGCTTGAGACGGGCAACATAGCCGTTACGGTGAGCTAGTGCAGAACGTCAGCCAGACCATTCTTTCGCAATACGCGAACAGTCCGGCCATATGCTCGTTTATCGAGGCGTGGAACCAGATGCTGGACCCGGCCACGCAGATAGATGACTGGTACAGCCTTGTCTGGAACGTGCAGACGGCGCAGGGCTATGGGCTGGACGTATGGGGCCGCATTGTCGGGGTCTCGCGTATCCTGAGCATATCGGCGTCCGAATACCTCGGCTTCCGCGAGGCTAACGACCTGACGGAAGAGGGTTTTGATCAGGCCCCATGGTATCGGGGGGTAGATGCCACGAGCAATTACCGCCTGTCTGATGATGGCTACCGCCAGCTTATCTATGCCAAGGCTCTGGCCAATATCTCCGATGGCTCAATCCTGTCTCTGAACAAGATCCTCACAACCCTGTTTGCAGGCCAAGGTGATGCTTATGTGCAGGACAATGCCGACATGAGCATGACTTACGTGTTCAAGTTCGTGCCAACGGATGTTCAGGTCAGCATCATCCAGAACAGCGGTGTATTGCCCCGTCCTGCGGGGGTGTCTGTTTCTTACTCCATTCAGAGCGAATAACCATGAAAAGCACAGATGACCGCAAGCTGTTTGGCACGCCCATTGGTGCAAGTGCCGCAGCGGGCAACATTGCCACCATCCCGCAAACGCAGGGCACGGCGGGTGATGGCACGGCCTCGGTGGCTCTTGGCTTTCCGCCGGAAACGTTTATTGCGCGCGCAGCCGGGGGCGAACCCCCGCGCGGGCAGGATATGAACGGCCTGCTCAACCTGCTTTCCAGCGCCATACAGGTGTTGCAGACAGGCTACCTTGGCCCGTTTGATGCCACCTTTGCGCAGTCCATTGGCGGTTACCCGGCAGGAGCCATTGTGTCTGGTAGCACCCCCGGCACCTTCTGGGTCAGCACGGCAGATGCCAATGTTTCCACCCCCGGCGCAGACGGTGCAAGCTGGCAATCCCTGTTCAACGGCTACGCCACGCAGGCATGGGCAGAGGAGCGCTACGTCAAATCCGTTCCGTCCACCGGACAGACGCGCATTACTAACCTCGTGGAGAACTCGGACGGGCGCGCGGTGTTCGGGGATGGCACAAATAATTCCGTTCTGGCTCTACTCTCTGACCTGCCAATGGCCTCTCCAGATTTACAGGTGCAGTCGTTTACAGTGACAGGGAGTAGTGCCGAGGCTCCTATTGTGACCAAGTTTCCGGTGGCTTTTAAGGCTGGGACGATTCCCGAGGTATGGTTGCAAATCAACCCAGAACCAACAGGCGGAAAATGGGCGCGAGTAGCAACCGTTGTGCAAACCGAAAACTCTGGCGGCACTTACTCTCAAGAGATAGACAACACTGGGTTCACGTGGGGCGGTACTTTTATAGGCGGCTATGGAACTAGCTATGCCGGGGGCGGCAATTCTGTTGAACCTTACGTTCTTACGGTATTAGCTATTGGAGAAAAACAATGAGCGTTCTGGATGACCTGAAAGCTGCTTATCCTGCGCGCTATTATGCCAGTATGGATAAGCCCTGTGCATGGTACGATATGTGGAGTTGTATCTCCACGGATGGCCTTCCTGCCGCCAGCACCCTGTTTGCCATGACAGCAGACCAGTGGGCGGCAAAAGGCGGGAATACTGGCACGAAAAGCATGGCAGTGGAGAATGGTGCGCTGGTGGACTACACGCCGCCCGTTGTTCCAGTTCCCCTAAAAACGCAGGCTGCAACTGCGCAGGCATGGATACAGCAGCAGGCCAATCTTGCTGGCGCCATGGGGGAGGTTTTTACGGCGGACATGAAGGCATATGTGAAAGCCATTGCGGCTATTGCCAACGGCACGGACACCACCAGCACTGCATTACCCACGCAGCCTACGGACGTGATGACGACGACAAGCAGTACGTCTGCCACATAAGACGCCGCAAGCTCTGACAAACCATACCGCCCAGTGAGGCGGTTTTTTTATGCCCGGACAAAACCATGACTGAAACACAGTGCGCAGCAGCCTGCGCGGCTGATGATGACCTGCGCGAAATTGTGGACAGCCACGCCCGCCGCCTTGATGGGCTGGAGGACGATGTGGATACACTCAAGTCTGGCCAGTCCGCCATGATGGAAAAGCTGATCTCTGTCGAGGCGCAGGGGCAGGAGCGCGAGCGCAACCGGGCCGTGGAGGCATCGGACACACGCAAGGCCCTAACCGACCTGACCAAACAGATTGCCGAACACACGGGCGCGCAAAAGCGCCAGAACCAGCTTGCCGAGGACAGCTTGCGGCGTTGGCGCAAACTTGCCGTTGTCGTTGGGTTGGCCTGCACCATTGGGGCTGCCGTAGGGTCCACGCTGCTTTCCGATCAGGAGGTGGCCAGTACCATCTGGGTGCGCTGGCTGCACCTGCGCGAGCCGTGGGACGTGGCGCAGGGGGGGCAGGCGGATGCCGCAAACCTCTCTACTCACTGACCCCGTACAGGTTGCCGCACGCACCGCATGGGGTGAGGCGAGGGGCGAAGGCCCATCCGGCATGCAGGCCGTTCTGTGCGCGGGCATGAACCGGCTGTCCCGGCCCGCGTGGTGGGGTCACAACATTTGCGGCGTATTCCTCTGCCCGTGGCAGTTCTCATGCTGGAACGACAACGACCCCAACCGGGAAAAGCTGCTGGCTGTGACCAGCGCGGACCCACAGTTCCAGACCGCCCTTGCGCTGGCCCAGCGCCTTGTGAGCGGCACCCTTACCGACATCACCAGCGGGGCAGACAGCTACTATGACACGCGCCTTCCGCACGCGCCTCCATGGGCTGCTCCCCGCTTCTATCGCTGCACGATTGGTCACCATGCGTTTTACCGCGTGGGGCCTTTTGGAGAAGGATAACCCTATGGCTGATACGCCATCCCCCAAAGCTACAGCCGCCCAGACCGCAACGGCGGTAACCGGCGGCCTGTCCCCCATTGCTCTCGCTCTTGCTCTGCCGCAGCCCGAGGCAACATGGGTGCTCTATGCCTGCGCTGTGTTTGCTGGCGCCGGATTTGCCGCAACGCAGATCCCGTTGCCCGCTAACCAGACCGGCAAGCTCTGGCTGCTGTACCGCATCATCAACTTCCTCGCCCTGAACTGGAAGTACGCAGCCAACGCGGCTCTTGCCCTGCGCTCCAGTGCGGCCGTCGCCAAAGCAAGCCCTCTGGCTGGCCCCGGTTCTGTTGTCACCATCCCCAAGGACGATACGAAATGA